TATTCTATCAACCACTGGTGTTAATACACTACGAGGTTACTGTACACTAAGTGGTCAATCATCTTTGACGGTTAATGGTAAGAGAAAGGCAGTTGCTTCTGCCACTCTTTCAAGTCAAACGGTATTAATGGCTAATGGTACAAGAAAGACTTTTGCTTCTACCTCATTGTCTGCTCAGACATCTTTGACTGCTTATGCTAAGAGAAAAGCAGTTGCCTCTACCTCATTGTCTGCTCAATCATCTATGATGGTCAATGGCAAGAGAAAGGCAATTGCTTCTATCTCATTGTCTGCTCAATCGTTCTTTGCTGTTAATGGTACAAAAAAGGTGCTTGGCTCGAGTGAACTATCAGGCCAAAGCACAATGATAGCAACCGGGACCGAAATCTTAGCAAGCATAGGTGCCTTTGGTATTTTGATATCTTAATTGAAAGGAGGTTGCATGAATACAAAGCTTGATAAATTCTTTACTGATCAAGGCCTCCGGCCAATGGGGACTCTAATTCACTTCGGCATCAAAGGGCAGAAGTGGGGCTTTCGACGTTCAGATGCTCAACTTGCTGGCGGAAAGACTGGAACCACAGTAACCGGCGTCAAGGTTGCAACTGATGCTTCTGGTAAGATTATCTCTACCAAAGGCGGATCGCTTACTGCTCGACTAGATGCACGAGGTATGAACATCAAGAACGTACCACTTGAGAATGCTGATGCTACTCGTGCGCGCACGACCATGGCAACGATCAAGAAGACTAAGAGTCTTGCTGCTATTAGTGATTCTGACTTGAACCATCTAGTAAATAGATTAGGACTTGAGAAAAGGTATGCTGACGTCACTAAGACCAAAAATCCTGTTGCAACGACTCATAAAACTATAAAGACACTTCTTGGCGTTGGCAAAACCATGAATGAAGCTGTCAACTTTGCAAGAAGCCCTACTGGTCGGCTTTTATCTTCAAAGGTAGGTTTGAATAAAGCTACTGGTCTGGCTGACCAAGCACAGCATTTGGTCGATCTAGCTGAAGCAAATCGTCCGACAAAGAAGTGAAGGGAGTTGACCGTGGCACTATCGAATACAGCAGTGCCTATTTACTACGGTCGATTTCGTGAAAAAGTTCTCGCTGGCGAAATTCCGGTGTGTAAAGAGATCTCTCTTGAGATGAACCGGATCGATGCCCTTATCGAAGATCCTATGGTCTATTACGACGATCAGGCAGTAAACGGGTTTGTTGCTTATTGTGAGAATGAACTAACGCTTACTGATGGTACAGAACTTCACTTGCTTGACTCATTCAAACTTTGGGCTGAGCAAATTTTCGGATGGTTCTATTTCATCGATCGGCAGATCTGGCAACCGGCTACAGAAATTCATAAAAGCGGGTTCATTACCAAGACTGTTAAGAAACGATTGGTAACTAAGCAGTACATTATTACGGCTCGTGGTTCTGCAAAGTCGATGTATGCTTCATGTGTTCAAAGTTATTTCTTGAACATCGATACTGAGACGACTCATCAAATCACAACAGCCCCAACAATGAAGCAGGCTGAAGAAGTAATGGGTCCAATGCGGACTTCTATTACTAGGTCTCCAGGACCACTATTTCAGTTTCTTACTGAAGGATCCATTCAGAATACTACTGGATCAAAAGCAGATCGAGTCAAACTTGCTTCTACCAAGAAGGGCATTGAGAACTTCTTAACTGGTTCTTTGCTTGAGATTCGGCCGATGGCCATCAACAAGCTTCAAGGCCTTCGACCAAAAGTTTCCACGGTTGATGAATGGCTATCAGGAGATCTTCGAGAAGATGTTGTTGGTTCGATCGAACAAGGTGCTTCAAAGCTAGATGACTTTCTGATTATTGCTATTAGTTCAGAGGGTACTGTACGTAATGGCTCAGGCGATACTATTAAGATGGAACTTGCTGATATTCTTAAAGGCGAATATCTGGCTCCTCATGTATCGATCTGGCATTACAAGTTGGATAGTGTAGAAGAAGTAGCTGATCCATCAATGTGGATCAAAGCCAATCCTAACATTGGTTTAACAGTAACCTATGAGACGTATGCTTTGGATGTTGAGCGCGCGGAGAAGGCTCCTGCTGCTCGAAACGATATTCTTGCTAAGCGCTTCGGGCTTCCAATGGAAGGCTATACTTACTTCTTTACATATGAGGAAACTCTGCCCATCGAGAAGAGACTCGATTTTCGTGGGTTGCCTTGTGCTATGGGTGCAGACCTCAGCCAAGGTGATGACTTCTGTGCATTCACTTTCCTATTCCCATTGAGAGATGGGGCATTTGGTGTGAAGACACGGAGTTACATTACAGAAAATACACTTAATAATCTGCCTAGTGCTCTTCGATTTAAGTATGACCAGTTCCGAGAGGAAGGGTCTCTACATATCATCGATACTACTGTATTAGACATGATAGATGTGTATGAGGACCTGGACAACCATATTCTTCTAATGACTTATGATGTTCGATCGTTCGGGTTTGACCCGTATAATGCCAAAGAGTTTACAACTCGTTGGGAAATTGAGAATGGCCCATATGGTATGGAGAAGGTCATTCAAGGAGCTCGAACAGAATCAGTCCCTCTTGGTGAACTTAAGAAGATGTCAGAACAAAACTTGCTTCTCTTTGATGAAGACCTAATGAGTTTTGGCATGGGTAATGCCATTACTATTGAAGATACTAATGGCAATCGTAAGCTTCTTAAGCGTCGTCATGAAGAAAAGATTGACAATGTGGCGGCTCTAATGGATGCATGGATTGCTTACAAACTCAATAAGGAAGCATTCGAGTAATGAGGAGGTGATAGTGTGGGTAAGTTCACAGATCGTTTGAAGCACGTCTGGAACTCATTTTCAGATAATGAAGAAAATCCACAACAGTTCTATTCGACTGCGGGTCCGGCATCCAGCACTGCGCCAGACAGACCTAGATTCCGGATTTTTAGTGAACGGACGATCATCTCTTCGATTTATACTCGTCTGGCTATTGATGTTGCGAGCGTTACGATGGAACACGTTCGCACTAATGATCGCGGTGAGTATAAAGAAACTATTAATTCTGGACTTAATGAATGTTTGACAGTTGCTGGTAACATCGATCAGTCTGGAAGTCATATTCGTCGTGACATGGCTTTAACGCTTTTCTCTGAAGGCGTTATGGTTGCATTGCCTGTTAATACTACGCTCGATCCATCTAGTTCGGGTAACTGGGACATTAAGGACATGCGAATTGGCACTGTTCTTCAATGGAAACCACAACATGTTCAAGTAAGGGCTTATAACGAGAAGTCAGGACAAAAGGAAGATATTTGGGTTCCTAAGTCTATAGTTGCTATCGTTGAAAACCCGTTCTATTCTGTCATGAATGAACCTAATTCGACTCTTCAGCGACTAGTCCATAAACTTAGTTTAATGGACAATGTTGATGAGATTTCGAGTAAGGGTAAACTTGACATTATTATTCAGCTTCCATATGTGATTAAGTCGGAAGCTAGAAAGACTCAGGCTCAGAAACGTCGTACTGAGATTGAAGATCAACTTACTGGTAGTACCTATGGCATTGCATATGCCGATGGTACAGAGAAGATTACTCAACTCAATCGATCTGTTGAGAATAATCTTCTTGGACAGGTTCAATATCTGCAAACGCAACTGTTCAATGAACTTGGTCTAACGGCTGAGATCATGAATGGAACGGCTGATGACGTTGCGATGTTGAACTACATGAACCGTACTATTGAGCCAGTTCTGGCTGCGATCACTGAAGCAATGGCGATGAAATTCCTGACCAAGACAGCACGCACTCAAGGTCAAAAGATCATGTACTTCCAAACCCCACTTAAGATGATCCCAATTAGTCAACTTGCAGACATTGCTGATACGCTTAGTCGAAACCAGATTGCTACACCAAATGAACTTCGACCTGCTATTGGGCTTAAGCCATCTGCTGAACCACAAGCAAGTCAGTTGGTTAATAGCAACATGCCTTTGGACAAGCAAATTACAAGTGGAGCAACACAACCTCCTACTCCTAGCGAAATTGGTCCAGAAGAAGCTGCGCTTAACAAACAGATGGCTGATCTCGGGATCGAGGTGTAATGCCTAGTGCTGCTAACTATGATCCTGTAAAAGCTCATGCTTATTATGAGTTAACTAAACAATTAAAAGGTCGACAAAAAGGCAACAACGATTCGAAAGGGTCTAGGAGAACTAGTAGAATAGAAAAACCCAAACCTACTGTTTCACCTAAGACCTCATCCTCCAATGCTGCAGTCATCCGACTCAAAGCAAAGGTTGTAGCCTTATCAGGGGCCCTCAGTGAGGCCAAACAAGCTCTGAGTGAGAAGCGTCAAGCTGAAGTTAAGTCGAAGAAGGAAAATTCTGATGGGAAGTCGACTGTTAAAGAAAAGACGGCTTCTAAAAAGTATAGAGATACACATAAAGCCGAAATTTCTTCGAAGCAAAAAGACTCAAGTACGTCTGATTCTTCTCCGGCAAGCGTTTCTTCTATGAGTGTTGAACAACTAACCACTCGAATTTCTAATATTCAGCAAACATTGAGTGAAGCCAAAAGACAATTAACAGCAGCATCAAACTCTCTTGCACATTTTGCTCATGCTGATTTTATTGATTCTGACTTGAAACTCAATGATGTTATGCTTCTACATTCAACCAGCAGAAAGGACACCGCCGTGGAAACAGCGGATTTCAGTGGCTATGCCACTCGAAACAATCTGAGGTGCAGCGATGGGCGGACCATTCTCGCTGGCGCCTTCGACCAGAACGACGGTAATATGGTCCCATTGGTCTGGCAGCACGGTCATGAGGAGCCCACAAACGTGCTTGGTCATGTCAAGCTTGAAAAGCGTGATGATGGTACTTACTGTCATGCGTTTTTCAATGCAACGGCCGCCGGGCAGCATGCCAAGGAGATGGTAAAGCACGGAGACGTGAAGTTCCTCTCTATTTGGGCAAATCAACTTGTCGAGCGAGTTACTGACGCTTCGACTCGTGCCAAGGATGTCATCAAGGGAAACATCCGCGAGGTTAGTCTCGTGCTTGGTGGTGCCAATCCTGGTGCTTTCATTGATAACATCTCTATTGCTCATGGAGATGGGGAGTTCGATAACCTCTCAGATGAAGCCTTGATTACGACTGGCTTTGAGATCGAGGTTGGTGGAACTCTTGTTCATGCTACAGCAACTGAAGACAAGGAAGAGACTATTCAGGACGTTCTGGATACTCTGGACGAGAAGCAGGCAAATGCTGTTAACTATCTTCTTAGCCAAGCCCTTGTTGCTGAAAGCGGTGACTCGACGATGGGTCACGGTGACACTGAAGGCGATGTTGTGGGTTCACCTGAAGGTGAGGACACGACCGATGACTCTAAGGATGCGGAAGAGTCTAGTGACTCCGCTGTCTCCGAAGACGCCGTCCAGCACAACGATGGATCTGACGAGACTGATGAGTCTGACGGCTCTGAAGACTCTGAAAGCTCCGACGATTCAGACGCTGAGGCCGGCGACGCCGTCCAGCACAACGACACCCAGGAGGACAACAGCATGACGCATAATGTGTTCGACCAGGCTAAGGGCGGCGGAAGCGGCGCTCCTTCCCAGGTTCACCTCTCACACGACGACGTTCGTGCAATCGTCGAGGACGCTAAGCAGAATGGCTCCCTCAAGAGGGCGGTTGAGAACTTCGTAACTACTACTGGTATTACTGT